GCGAAGGTGAGTTGATGGCTCATGATGTCCCTCTGGGATGCGCTCCGGATGAATATGATGATCTCATATCAGGAACTTGTTCGCACCTTCCCTAATAAAATTGTTGGTGACGTTGTGACAATGACCGACCGTGTTGTTAAAAACTGGCCTTCTACAGCCAATACATCATCAGGTACTCGGTATCCTATAGCTACTGTGCAGGGCATGCCGTTTGAGCGTCGTATGGTGTTTAACGGGTCTATTATTATTCAGCAGGTTTGGCGTCAAAACGTAACAATCCGCGTTGATGAAACAGTTGTATGGACATTTGATTCAGGTAACGAAGGTAAAAATTTTGAAACTTCAATTTTCTCCATTCGTATACCGGCATCAAATTACGGCCAAACGCAGAATATCACGATCCAGTGGCCTAATCGTGGCGATAGCGGGCAGTTCCGATTTACAGGGGTTATCTCCATGTACAGGACAACCGGCTCCATCTCTTTGGCTTAAGTTTCAGGCGGCTCTTCAAGAGCCGCCAATTAAAATTACAAGGAATGTAATTATGGCAATGTACGAAGTTGGCACCGTTACAGGTGCAGCAAACCAGACAAAGGTTACTGGTATTTCCACCAAGTGGTCGGAGACTGCACTTGGTATTCAAGAGGGGTCGATTCTTGTCATTTATCGCAATGGAAGTGCAGATCTGTATGCCATCAAATCTGTTAATAATGACACTCAACTGACTTTGACGAGAAACATCACAACAGCTTTTTCTGGTGCGAAATATGGAATTATCACATCAGAAACAGCCAGTACATCGTCTTTTGCGAACCAACTAGCCAGCGCATTCACCCTTTGGCGTAACGTTGTCCAGGGATGGTCTACCGCACTGACTGGAAGTGGCGATATTACGATGACAGATCCTCTAACAGGTGCATCTGTGACTGTTCCTGCTGTTTCAGGAATGGCGAAAGCGTCTGATCTTGCGGCTCTCAGCAACTCGCTGAAAGACGCAGCGAAAACGAGCGTCGCAAACACGTTCACACAGACTCAGACGTTCAGTAAGGGCGTAACGTTCAGTGCCAACATTACGGCTTCAGGCCAAATTTTGCGAAAGGATAGTGCCACGAAGTTCACTGCTATTGATGCCGGGAGTATTGAGCTTTCTGCTGCTACGCCATTCATTGACTTTCATCATAACAATTCTACGGCTGACTATACGCACAGGATCTATACAGAAGATGTGGCGCTATCCATTACTCCGGGGCTACGTGTACGTGGAGGTACTGGTATGTATGGTGCTTGCACTTTGTACAACTCAGCTTATAGCGACGGCTTTACATGCCGTTTATCATCTGACGGTTCACCAGCAGTGGGAGATATCATCGCCACCCCGAGGAGCACGTGGAGATTAAACACGCGGGGCGCGGACGGGAATGGCGACTCTGGGGCGGGAGGTATCTGGTTTGAGGAACAGGTCGGAACCAACCATCGACTGGTCGTCATGCTTCGCGGTTATTCGCAGGATGTCCAGTACTGGCAGTTCTTACCTGGCGGCAGGATTTACAGTAGCCAGAATGGGAATGTTCAATTTCAAGGGACGTCAGATGCGCGGTTAAAGCATGACATTGAACCTACTGACGGTCAGCTGTCTGTTGATCGCATTCGTCAGCTTGAGTTAGTGACGTTTATCTACAACGATGATGAGCTGAGCAGAGTTCGCAGAGGGATTGTCGCTCAACAGGCACAGGAAGTTGATCCTCAATATGTTAAGCAGGTGCACACTTCGTACATGAAGAACGGCATGCAAGTAAATGACGATCGCCTGCAATTGGACAATAACGTGCTCATGATGGATATGCTGGCAACTGTTAAGGTACTGCTACAACGAGTTGAATCACTGGAGAATACACTTCATTCATCCGAAGCGGGAGATATCCTTAAGGTAAATCAAACAGCTCTCGACGCAGATTTGGTTACTGCCATTCAGGAGTAATTTAGTTAACCATAATAGTAGGTAATCACTTACCTACTATTAATTTTTAATTTATGATATAAATTCGCCATTCGATTTGACTTATTCATGGAGGAAGACATGTCAAACGAGATGGCAGGCGTGACGCCAGAGCAGGTTGAGCGCATTGCCGCAATTGTTGCGCGAGAAGTCGTCGGCAAATTAAGTAAGGAGCTTCGCGACGATATTGGTCAGGAGGTCAACGATCAACTGCGAACTTACTTTGGTGATATGACTCCGGCGCAACATAGCATTCAGCATTCCAACCTGGACAAACTTCTTAATCGGCTCGACACAATTTCAAGCGGGTTCTTTGGGGGCATTATTTCCAAGATTACCTCGTTCCTGATCACCGTACTGCTTTTGGGTTTGGCCGCTTATGGCGTGAAAAATGGACTGCAATAACAGGAGAACAACAAGGATGGGTACTCCAAGAGGCATTCGTAACAATAACCCCGGGAACCTGGATAAAGGTTCGCCGTGGCAAGGGTTAGTAAACAACCCTGCAGAGACGCGTTTCTGCACCTTCAAAGACCCCGTATGGGGGATTCGGGCACTGACTGTGACGCTCATCACCTATCATGATAAACGCCGCGCGAAGGATGGCTCCAGCATCGATACGATCCGCGAAGTCATCGAACGCTGGGCGCCTCCGCATGAAAACAACACCGTAGCTTACGTGAACGAGGTCTCTAAAGCCGTTGGCGTCACCCCGGACATGATTATCGATCTGCACGACTACGACACTCTGCGTCCGCTGGTGGAAGCAATTATCCGTCATGAAAATGGCCGTGGCCCGCTCAAAACGCCGAATACCTGGTATGCGGCAGAAGTTATTGAGGAAGGTCTGCGTCGCGCTGGTGTCGTTAAGCCGGTGAAAACCGTGAAGGCTGTTCCTGTAACCAAAGAGACTGCCGGTGCGACCGTTACGGCGGGAATTGGTCTGGCACAGCTGGCCGACGTCATGCCACAGGTCTCTGCGGCAATGGACAAGGCGCAGGGACACATCACCAGTGGTGATACGGTTCGGATCATCTTCGGTATCGCGACCATTGTGGTGGCCGGCTTTATCGCCTGGTCACAGGTGCGAAAACACCAGAACGGGATGGTCTGATATGACCGGCAGCCTATTTTCAAAGCTGAAGTTTGCTCTGATGACTCTGGCTGCCGTTCTTTTCGTGCTTGTCGGTGCTTATACGATGGGAGGTTGTGCGGCCCGGCAAGCAATCGAAGAGAAGGCCAGACAGGAGGACAGGAAAAGGCTTCAAAGCACAGTGGACGTCAAAAATGAGACACTTAATGAAGTGCGGCGGAAAGATGCTTCTGCTGTTCATCGCGAGCTGCATGATAAGTGGCTGCGTGATTAAGACACAGACTTCCGGCGTGCTGTTCTGCGATGCAGCAAACCCTATTTATGTCAGTAACGACGACTTTATGACCGAAGAGACGGAACGCGAGATCCTCTTCCATAACACGATGGGAGAGCGATTGTGCAATTGGCAGAACAGACAAGCCTTGAATTAAAAAAGCCCCTCGATTGAGGGGCTTCGTTTACTCTGTTTCAAACAGCTCTTCAATGCTTTTCGTGGGGTAGAAAAGCGAGTTGGCATTCACCCCCGTCAAAGGGATGAATCCAAACTTCTGATAGAACTGCATTGCGCTTTGGTTTAGTGCATCCACAAACAAAGCGTATATGCCTACTGCGCGAGAAGCCTGATAAACAACCTTCAACGCGTGCGTTACGAGAACCTCACCGTAGCCTTGTTTCTGTAGGCTGATATCTATTGCCAGACGGCCAAGCGTAACGCTGGGTGCATCTGCGTAGGGGATTTTCCGCTTCTGGGTGTTCGATGGTAGCGTCTGTCTTGCAAAACAGCTCCCGGATAGCGTGTAAAAACCCTTAACTTTCGGCACCGGATCTTTGGTAAGAAGCAGGTAGCCACGTAATATACGCCCGTTGTGTTGCTGTACCAGGCGGTTTTGCAGGAAATCATTCAGAGATGGTTCGCCGCAGTCGAAGCCCGAAAAATCGTATACGGCTTGTGCTGAAAACATCTCTATGGTCAGGTCGGCCACGTCTTACTCCATGCTTTGTAGACGTTTGGCAGCTCGTTTCAGCCTATCGTTCGGTGCAGGCGGGTTACTGATGGCATCCATTACCAGATTCCAGGACTCTTCACTGAGAATCAAGCGGCGATGTTGCTCTATCACTTCCGCAGCACGTTCAGAGGCACTGGCAACCATAAACTGAGTAATCGTCTGGTTGGTCATTGCCGCAGCTTCTTCGATCATGCTCTTGTCGTCGTCGGTTAATCTGAGATCGATGCGCTGTTTTTTCAGTGCTGACATGTTTACTCCTAGCCTCACGTCATGAGCTGTGAGGGACTTCTATAGTCAAATTTCAATTAAATTAAGTATCAGATATATAAGCTATTTCAGTATTATTTCAATAATTTAATGTCAGTTTATAAGCGATTAGTAACAGTAATTTAAACGGTATTTATTCAATAAGATCAGTATTTATATAGTCATTTCAAGCATCAATAATATTATCGGTCAAACCCGTCATATGTACGGCGTTTTTCCGTACATTCACTATAAGGCTGATTGGCCAAACATTCAACTGTTAGTTTGCTCTGTGAGCTAACACCCTGCATTGCCTATCATTTCACCTTTACACCGTAGCCGTAGGCATTTAGGCTATATCGCATATAAGAAAACAAGTTGTTTCATACGACAATAATTCACGCAAAGGGAACTCACCAATGACCAGGATCATTGTGGTTGGCGGCACAAAAGGCGGCCCAGGCAAATCTACCGTTGCCCAGCAAATTGCGGTATGCCTCAAAGTTAAAAAGAAAAAGAAGATTCACGTCACCGACATTGATATTCAGCGCACCACAACGAGCTGGTGCGAAGACCGTCGCCAGAACGAAGATCTTGAGCTAATCCCGTTCGCATACGTTCAGGACGACATCGTCAAACACATCAAATCGCTGAAGGGACGCTACGATTACGTCGTCATTGATGCGGGTGGTTTTGACTCCGAAATTCAGCGACAAGCGATGCTGCTGGCAGACTTCATCATTATCCCGCTTCGCCCTAAGCGTCGTGATTTGAAATCCCTGCGTGATATCGACCCGATTATCGACAACGTTCGCAACGTGAACGAGACTGTGAAGATCCGCGCGGTAGTGAACCAGTGTCCGTCACTGCCTTCCCAGGCGTCACGTATTCTGGCGGCGAAAGAAATTGTCGAGACATTCGGCATCGAGGCTGCGCCGGTTAACCTTTACAACCGTAACGTTTATGACGACGCGGAAGAGGCAGGTCGTTCTATCTTTGAAATGACTGGCGCCGAACGCGATAAGAAGGCAGAAGCCGAGTTCGAAGAGTTTGTAGATTACATCATGAGTCTGGAGGAAGAATAATGTCCATGAGAATGGGAGACCTTGCAAAGCGCAAAGATCCGGAAGAACCGGCAAAAAGCAGCACCCCAATGCGCCAGCCAGTCAGACCGCAGGGGCGTCCGACTCGTGGGAAAGAGAAGATTAAGAGCCGCACAATGTCGCTGGAAGACGAGTACTTCGATCTGCTGGAGATGATGAAGTTCATCCCTCGTTTCGAGAAGTTCACCCGTTCTGACGTGATTCGTGCAGCCATTTTCCATCTGGCAGAGAAGTCGCCGCAGGAAATCGAGGACATCGTGAAACTGAACGAGGCGATCACCGCTGCCGACGTCACGATGCGCACCGATGAAATCAAGCGTGAGCTGATGAAGAAAGGCTAAGAATAAGGCGCCAAACGGCGCCTTTATTTTATTAAAGTGGTTTATTTATTGCCGGATGGTAAAACGTGGTAGCGGATTGTAGTGCCATCCATATCAACAACCTTGAATGCCAGATTTCTATATTCAACTCTTGTTTTCGCGTCGGAAAGAGGCACAGAAAACTCGGTCTTAGTCTCATCTAAGCCTGGGTAGCTTTCGGAATAAATAAATTTAAGATCGTCGCCACTTTTACCATTATATGAAATAGACTGTACAATCTTTTTTTCTACATGGCAGGGGACATTCTGCGTGAATTTGATAGATATTTCGGTGGAGTCGAATGTCGTGGTGTTAGGTGGCGATATAGTATTTTTGACCTTGTCATACTTGACGTTATCAGTATGGCTCACTACTTGCCCTGCAATGCTCTTCAGACCTACAGCATTTTGGTCTTCAAAGTTGCGGTAGATCCCACCACCAACGTGGCAATAGTTGCCTGCCTTAATTTCAGACATCGAACCAGAAGCGTTACCAAGAGTGACCATGTCGGTTTTTAACGTTGACACAAGAGTATTATAAACGGCAAGGTCGCCCATTTTCGCCTTTGACTCAACGTTATATGCCGGCGATATTTCTTGGGTTAAGATTGGTCTTACAGTTGTATTTTGTTGCGGATTACTTTGCTGCGCGCAACCGGCTAATAATAAAACCCAAAGTGCCATTGACTTATTCGTCTTCATTCTTAATTCCCTTTCTACGTGATTGGTATATCGTTTATTTCTGGACGTTTCTTAAGCTGTGGACGCTATTTTGTGTCTGGTAATCTACAATAATTTGTTACATTTAACAATGTTGCAACCGTCTGGCGTGTAATTGCTTTGAAGCAGATCATAAGGCTTCATACTATGAGAACAAAACCAGTTCTGGTGGGTACTTTTTGAACCTGCTTCTGTATAAATAATAACAAGTAACTTAGTATTTATATACAGAAGCAGGTCTTTTCCTAAGCCAACTTCCCTTCTGTTTCCACTTCCAAAAACAGTCTCCAGTCGCTATGATTCGCCCATTATGATAAGTAAGTAACTACCTATCGACGGAGCACATGAGCCAGATCTTCTTTAACACTATTAACAACGACCAGTACGACTTCATGACCGAGTGGGACACCACAGTCATGGACAAGTGGGTGGCCGAGAATATTGGGCTGTCACGCTGCAAGGATGAGGCGGAGTTGTTCGAGACAAAGTGGTTTGATTACCGCGACATGCACCCGCTTATGGCCACATGCCTCTTCACTGAGGCATACAAGCGCCAGTACTCATACATCATGCTGTCGCATGGCCGCGAACACTATGAGACGGCCCAATTCACTACCGGTTTGAAACGTGTGCCGTATCAGGAGCTGTCGACGGCCAACAAAACATCTCTCTGGAAAGCACGCCAGTTTGCCGACCAGTACTGCTGCTCTTATGACTACTTCATTTCTACCGTTCTTTCCGCAGCTGCACGCCGTCTGTGGGACAAATTACCTCGCCCTCAGCATCTCTGGCAGCCCGAGCTGATCGAGATATTCGAAGAGAAGATAGCCAAACGCGCTGTAACCCGTCTGGATGACTCTCTGGTGAGTTTTAAGCATCTGGGAGACATGCAGCACGACCCGATTCAAGAACGCTATTTTGAGTGGGTTCTGGAGCGTCTGCGTGGCATTACCCGAGACAAACGCGTCCGTATCATCTTCTCCGCTGTCTGGTTGATGGAAATCGTGCCTGAGCGTGTGATTTACGCGCACTTCCCGGAAGAACTGGAAGAAGCACGGCGATTCTGTTGATCCCCTATCTGGCTTTTTTAGTATTAGAAAACAAATTGTTTAAGCACCAAAGGAAAGCACATGACCGAACTTTGCCACACAGGACGAGGGTTGTCTGAAGAGTTCGACGACGACTTCCAGAATCGACTCGCAGCCTACTTCTGTCGCGACCATGAGTTTCTGACCCGCGCCGGTGATCTGGTTGCGCCAAACCAGTTCTCCAATGCGGCCAACGCCATTCTGGTGAACATGGTGTCGGGCTACTACAGAATGTATAAGAGCGCACCGTCATCGTCGGCCATCCTCGACATGCTCAAACGCGCCAAACGCGATAAGACGATCCGCGAAGAGCTGTTCCCCGACGTCGTTGAGGCGTTTAAGCGGATTCTCGCTGAGAAGCTGTCAGACACGGCGTATATGGTCGACCAGGTCGCGACGTTTGCCAAAAGCGTAGCGTTCGACGACGCGCTGATTAAAGCGGCTGAGATGAAAGAGAAGGGCGATTTCCAGGGCGCGATGGCAATCATGGCCAAAGTCCAGCAAATCGGCTCTAACGAAGCGACCGGCATTTACGATTACTTCTCTGAATCAGCAGAGCGTTACAAGGCGCGTGAGTACGAAGCATCCGACGATTACGTGCCAAACAGCATCACAACGGGTCTACCGCTGCTCGACAAGCTGCTTTATCAGAAAGGCTGGGCAAAGCGTGAAATGGTGCTGTTCATGGGCTTCGCGAAGTCTGGTAAATCGACGGCGATGGGTGAGTTCTCCATCAACGCTACGCTTGCCGGTTACAACGTCCTGTATCTGTCGCTGGAAGTTCACACATCCATTCTGTCAGATCGCTTTGACGCCCGTCTGTCTGAGACCGAAATGTCCAAGCTGGTGGAGCGCCGCGACGACGTCCATCGCAAACTGGCAGAGCTGGGCGCGACGAAAGGCGTGGGGAGCTTGTGGATTGTTGAGCGACCATCCGGAAGCATGTCGCCTGCAGATCTGGATCGCATGTTGGGCAGTATGAAAGCCAATGGCATGATCCCCGACATGGTCGTGGTCGACTACGCCGACCTGATGCGTGCCAGCTACGACCTCCGCGACGACCGAGCCAACATTCGCAGCATCTACACTGACCTGCGTGCGCTGTACGACAAACACAACGTTGCCGGCATCACTGCATCGCAGACTAACAGGGAAGGTGGTGCTTCAGAGGTGGCCACAATGATGCACGCAGCGGACAACATCGAGAAGGTGCGTATCGCTGACCTCGTTATCACGATCAACAAAACGGAAGAGGAAGAAGCGAAAGGTGAAGCGCGTCTTTACTTCGCTGGTTCACGTAACCAGAAAGGCGGCGTAAGCATCCGCGTTAAGCAGAACCTCGAACAAATGCGATTCATCGAACGCATTATGGACGTCCTATAAAAAAGAAGGCGTGGAAAGAACCTCCACGCCTGTTCCCATCAGAGAAAAACTTCCTTTTGCCAACCACAAAAGAAAAAACACATGAGCCTTTATGGTATTCAAATGCTGAGGCTTATCAAGATATTACCTGCAAAAAATAGGGTTAAACAATGAGTGACCTCAAAGAACTTTTGACTGAGCTGGATTTCGAACAATGGCTCGATATGGAGGGGATCATCTACCGTCGTGGTGGTGTCAGCACTCGTGGACGTGAGGTGAACATCAAGGAGTGCCCGGTATGCGGCAGCTCAAACTGGAAGGTATATTTCAATCTGACCAATGGCGTCGGCAAATGCTTTGCTGGTGATCATCCCGAAGAGATTCAGTTCAATAAGCTGGTCTTCCTCAAACACTACAGCGGCAAATCCCGTCGCGATTTTGAAGAGTACGTCCAGAACGCGCTGATCTCACAAGGATGGGCGCCGAAGAAAGAAGAGATCGTGCTGGCCAGCAAGGTTGAACTCGAAGGGCCAGTAGCTCTCCCGCGCCATTACGAACTCCCCATTGACGGTCGTCTTCCTGATTATCTGGTGGAGCGCCATATCTCCCCGGAGCTGGCCAAATACTTTGATCTGCGTTACTGCGTCGAAGGCAAGCACGCATACGTCGATCCGTACACAGACCAGGTCAAAGGACAAGTGTTCGACATGCGCATCCTGATACCGGTTTACGATCTGGATGGCGTGATGAAGACCTTCCAGGGGCGTGACATTACCGGTGCAGCGGAACGCCGTTACCTCTTCCCCATGCAGCTGCCGGCGTCGGGTAAGTTTCTCTACAACGGCCACAACGCAGTCGGAAAACAAACGGTCGTTGTGTGTGAAGGGGCATTTGACGTAATGGGCGTGAAGCGAGCCATCTTCGACGAAGAGACGCTGCGGGATTATGTAGAGCCAATTGGCACGTTCGGGATGCACTTGTCCGGAAATATGAATGAGGACGCTGAAGATCAGTTAGGCGCGTTCCTGACGCTCAAGGCGCGTGGATTACGCAACGTCATCATGATGTGGGACAGCGAAAAGCAAGCGATCCGCAACACCATGTCAGCGGCCAAACGTCTCACCAGCATCGGGCTGAATGTCAAAGTGGCCTGTCTGGGCGAAGAAGGTCTCGACCCCGGCGACGCGACGCCAGAGCAGATACTAAAAGCCTATTATCGTGCCAAGCCGTACTCCAGACAGTTGGAGCTACAAAGCAAGGTACTCGGCATTAAAGCTCTTGTATAAATTGCACGCCTTTAATGATAAGTAGATACATACTTATGTTTCTGTAAAAATATGCTCGACGAAGGAATTGAGGAACCTTTATGAAAGCAGATATTCAGAAGTCCGTTACCGAAATTATCGACAAATCAGGCGTAGAAATTGATACAGAAGAGCGCCAGAAGATTATCGATGAGGCGATCCAAACTGCGCTGGAGCACATCGCCACGTCTGTGAGCACCGCACCTCTTGGGGAAGGCTCGAAATACATGCGGGTATGGGTTCGTTTTGGAGAGTCCCCGGAGCTGCCTGGTGTTAAACAGAAACGCGCGGCACTCGTGGCGTTCACTCGCAAAATGAAGGACGCAACGGTCGAAGTACGTGCCGGTGCATGGTACGACGGTCGCGTTGTCTACACCAATCAGGCGGTGTGTGATGAAGGTGAACGATTTGAGGAAATTGTCGACGCAACTCTTCGCGCGATCAAAGGCAGGGCTGGTGTAGAGGATGATCCGTCTATCGCGGCGTTCCTGAGCATTGTCGAACTGCCTGAAGTTACCGAACGCGTTACCGATCTGACAACACCACCTGGTTTGCTGGAATTGGTGGTCAGTGGCGATACCAAAAAAGCCGTTGAGCGCATTCGTGAGGTGGAATACGGCATCATCTGCGATATGTGCCGCAGCGACTTAGACCTGGTGCGCATCATTGTTGATGCTGGTCAGGCATGTGACGGTGTGCTCGTCAGTTTTGCAGGGCAGGTGGCACGCCTGGCCAACGAGCTGCCGATGATTAAACAGGAGGCAAAATCCTACGCCGTCCACCATGCCAACGATTTACTGGGGCCATACCGGTTCGAAGCCGCTCAGGACAAAATGACTGGCTGGGCGACCTGGTAAGCCTCGAAAAACCATTTAGCCCCCTGGTGGGGCTTTTTTAAACTGCGCTTAATAAGTAAGTACACGACTACGGTTAGAAGCATGTCCACAAGAACAGATTTGTCGAAAATCCCGTCTATCTCCGGAAACAACGGTTATTCGCTGCGCTGTCCGGAAGTGAAGATCAACGGCCATGAGGCCCATTGCAGCTATACAGTCTGCCAGCACACCATCCTTGCCTACAAAGAGAAGCGTCTCCCGGCGACATCGTTCCAGTCCTGCGCTGCGGCCATTTCTGCTGGCAGATGCCAGGCACTGAAGATGATGGTCGAAGAGATCCGCAAAGGCGAACAGCTCTACTTCATCGATATGGCTGCGCTTATCAAAGAAGTGGAAGAGCAAAACGACCACGCCAGAACGCTTACCCGGAAGCGCAACACCATGACGATTAACAGTCTGGTTAAACGCACGAAGAAAACAGAACCAGCCAAACCCGAAACCACGTCCACCGATTCACTGGCGCCCGTCACTGATGTGTACGCGGCACTCATTGAAGAAGCAACCAAAGAAAACACCAAAGAAAACACATGAAAACTCCCGAGCGACCGATGGAGGTTAAACACTAATGGAAAAACTGATCGCCCTAAAGCACAAGCTGGATGCCATAAAAACGATGGGAACCAACGCCAAGAAAGAGGCACTGGCCAACCTTGATGAATTTGAGCAGAGCATGGTCTCGCTAATGCTCAACCCATTCATTCGATTCGGTGTGAAGAAGTACAAAGTGGCCGAGCCACTCGATACTTCCGTACCCAGCGACCAGAAGGTAGTCGAGCTGCTGGAGAAGCTGGCGGCGCGCGAACTGACCGGGAACGCGGCCATTACTGCTGTCGAATCACTCGTTGCCTCAATGTGCGCTGACGGGCAGGACGTGTTTCGTCGCTTCCTGCTGAAAGATCCGAAAGCCGGCGTCGGTATCAGCCTGTGCAACAAGGTGTTCGAAAACCCAATTCCGAAGTTTGAGGTACAGCTGGCGTCTCCGTACAAGGAGAAAGGCGACAAATACCCATTTAAACCAAATCCAAAGGCCAAGTGGCCAATGATCGGCAGCCTCAAACTCGATGGTCTCCGGGTTATCTGCGAAGTCATCGTTGACGAGGAAGAGGTGAACTTCCTGACGCGTACCGGCAATCCGATTACGTCACTCGATCACCTTAAACCAGCCATGCTGGAGTTGGGCAGACTCTCAGGTTGTAAACACATCTTCTTCGACGGTGAGGGGACTGCAGGCACGTTTAACCAGTCTGTGTCGGCACTTCGCAAGAAGAGCGTGAAAGCTATTGGTGCCGTTTACCACATCTTCGATTTCTTCTTACCAGAGTGGCGTGCTCAGGCAAAAAGCAAAGAGTACCTGCAAACCGGCATGAAGCTGAAAGAGCGCCTGGCCAAGCTGGTGGCGTTGTTCCGCAACACTCGCGGAGAGGATTATGCGCCAGATATCCACCTGCATCCTTTCTACATCATCCATAGCCATGAAGACTTCATCGAACGCTTTATGAAGCGCCTGGACGAGAACGAAGAAGGGGAGATGGGGAAAGATCCGGACTCTGTTTACGAATTCAAGCGTACCCGCAGCTGGTGGAAGTTGAAAGACGAGGATTCTGAAGACGGTGAAATCATCGACTTTGAGCCAGGCGACCCGGACTCTGGCTTTGCGCATACGCTGGGCAAGATAGTGATTCGTCTGGAAAACGGCGTCATCGTTCGTGCCAGCGGTATCAAGCATAAGTACCTGGACGAGATCTGGAACAATCAGGAGAAGTATCGTGGACGCATCGTTGAGGTTCACTGCCATGAGAAAACGCCAGACGGTAGCTTACGCCACCCACGTCTGAAGTGGCCGAAATGTCTGCGAGATACCGAAGACCGTATTGGAGATAAAGACTGATGCTCGGCTGGATGATTGTATTTTTGGTCGTCGGCATTGTTATCGGCAGTCTGGTTACGTCCAGCTGCATCAACGATTACGTAAAAGCCGGTGTCATGCAGAGACGTGGCCGCATTTACCGCATTGTAGATATCACGCACACACTGAAGGAGATTAAGGATGATCATGTTAAGTAAACGGGAGAAAGAAACTCTGCGTGAAATCAGCCAGTGGAAACAGTTCTACGCCAACTGGAAGCCAAAGACCCGCGCCAAACTGGAACGTATGAATCTTGTCGCTAACGTTTCGCCAAAGGGATGTGTGGAGAACTATCAGCTCACTGAAAAAGGACACTCACTGTTGCAGCAATTGACTGAGGCGGGGGCGTTCTGATGATTCCATACATCCTGTTATCTTTTGCTGGGGGCGTGGCCCTCGGCTTCAGTATCTGTCGCGATCTGGTCAGGCAGGTACTGAAAACCAAAACGCTTCGCATCGGTAAGCGTCTGTATCGGGTTGTTCACGAGACGGGAGCGCGGAAATGAGCAATTTGACCTCTTTCGACTGGTGGCTGGCAACCTACCTTGTGGCGGCCGGCTTCGGATATGCCTTTTACATTGGTCAGTTAATCGTAAAGCTACTGCTGATCAGATTTGCCAGCGATAAACGCATAGATGACGGTCTGTGGCGCCTGGGTTCTCTGCTGGAGACTCACTACGGCGAACTGAAGGAGAACGAAACTATCACTATTCAAGCGAAGCGTTTTACGGCCATCATCACGAGGGCACTGTTGCAAATAGTCGGTGGTGATAAACTTATCATCCCCTTTTGCTGATGGAGCTGCACATGAACCCATTCAAAGGCCGGCATTTTCAGCG